CTATCCATTTACTCATGTTCGCCTCCTGGATCGTTAGGATCAAAATAAACTTTGTATGGATTACCTTTTTTATCTCTGCCTATCATAAAGCCTCTTGTTCTACCTGCAGAATGATATCCATCAAATTTGTAATTAATAAATCTTTTCTGTGCATTATGGAATTGCTTAAACGTCACATACATTGCAAATATAATTCCCAAGTGACCAATCACTAGTCCTACCCAACCATAAAGCATTGTTGATATGTTAAAGAAATATACAGTGAACACCGTGCTCCATACAAAACTTAACACAACCAATATCTGTAATCTAACAGTCTTAGGTAATGCTCTTAAGTCATTATGGTTATCGTCAAACAGAATCGTGGCAGTATCTATCGCCCAATTCCTTAATTTGTTACACCATCCACAATCTTCTATATTCACCATACTGCTACCTAAAAAATTTTTTGAACTTGTCGATACTTGTTGATAACGGCCCATACACCCTTTCTATAAAATCTATATGTTTGGTAAGACGCTTGTCCAAATCATCAAGTTTATCATTAAGTTGTTTCATCTCTTTCAAGAAAACTTTCTTGTTGTCCGCCATTGCTTTCTTTATTATTTCTACTTCTTTACTCATTACATTCCTGCCAAATATTTTAATAGTCCAGTACCTAACAACGCAACTCCAATCGCGTTTAGGACAATAAGTGCTCTGTCATGCCATAGATAACCCACCCATAACCAACCAGCAACTCCAGTCATTTGAAATATGACGCTCCATGGAAACAAATTCACAGAAGTCAACATCCAACCAATAATAACGAAAACGACCGATACCCACTTCACATACCAACTCAAGTCGTGCATTGGAGTAACTTTTTTGAATACTCTACTGCTATTCAACTTCTTGATCTTTTCGTCCAGTTTTTCTTTTATAGGTTCTATTTCTTTAGTCATTTTTAATATGTTTCACTAATCTTAATTGTTCAATCTTTTTTAATGCTTGTTTCTCTTTTAAAATAAGTTTATTCAATGATATAGATGCCTCCATTAATGCAGACACTCTGCCCATCTGCACCATGTGATCAATCTGACTGTATTTTTTCTTTGCTCTTGCCATATTACCTCATTATGTATGGACCGAATAATATCAGAAGTATCATAGCCGGCGTCACAATAGACAAGGGCCAAAATTCTAACAACTCTATCCAATCCTTTTTGGTCAATTTATATTTCTTATTCTTCATCCTTTACCTTTCGTATCATAGTGGCTTTTCTAGGATACAATTGATTCTGTATGTGTTCTACATCAAAGCCAGACATACGTTTTAATTTTCCATTTACTTTAACACTATAAGAATATGGAGGACCGTCCCATTTACTGAACTTCCACTCGTCCTCTTTCTTACTAACTTTAAATTTTCTTTTTCTATTCATCTAACTCGCCCATCCATTAAACTCTTCTTCTTTGTCAAATCCAAGATCAATCAACTTGTCATAGATCCATTCATCAGGCATACCTGTTCTTGCTTTCTTCACACCGTATGGCATCTCATCAGCGAAATAGTCCATTAGTTCGTCAAAGCATTCTCCACCATATTCTATATCATCGATGTCTGTGACATGGTTGGAATCCAATATTTTCTTTACTGCATCATATTCCGATATCATATTTTTTCTCCTATTTCAAATCCTCTGAATCTCATAAACCTTGGAAACCTTAGACTGTATTCATCTGCACTGTCCTGGTTCTTTGTGATAGCATCTGCTCTCACTTCTACAATCTGTCCAATCAGTTTGTCTTTGTTTTGCCAAAACTTATCTCTATTGTCATCACTCAATCCAGATCCTACGTTTGTTTTAATCTTCTTTCCATCATCTAAACCTTCACAAATCAAAGCACCCAATTTACCAACATTTCTACCAGTTCCTTCTTCTGTTGCTTTGACTTCCAAACTTACTTCTATAAATGGCTTTAACTTCAACCATGCATGACTTCTTTTGCATTCATAAGGAGCATTGAGATCTTTAATCATAATACCCTCATATCCTCCCTCTACGGCCCTTTTATTCACCTCTGTGTAAGTCGTTTGCCCTTCGGGTGTGTCTAAGTTCACAATTTCATGATCCAGCACTGTAACGGCGTTTAAATTGGTTTCGTGCTTTTGGTACCATGCCTTTAACATTGCGGTTCTCATTGTTTGTGTTTTATCCCAACCACCTTTTTTAAATTCTTCTAGTGGAATGAAATCAAATAAATGTAGCACTGCGTCTTTGGCATCAGCACTTCCTTTTCTGTGCACCTGTTTCATAAGGTCTTGGAAGTTCTCACTCATTACTTCACCATCTAGCACCAAAGGATATGGTGGCGGATCTTGTTTTACAACTGCGGATATTTCTTCTTGTATGTGTCCAAAGTTTGTAAACTCTTTTCCGTTCCTACTAAACATATCAACTTTACCGTCTGGATACGCAATAGCCAATGTTCTCACACCATCTAGTTTAACTTCTAACATCTTCTCACCCACTAACTTCTTTTCATGGTTTGCTGAATCGTGGGCAAGTTGGCAAGTAAACACGGGCACCATGTACTTGCCATACTTGTTCTTTTTTGCTACGGAGTTCACAGTTTTTTCTGAAACACCACAACGCAAATCTTTTATTAATATTCTTCTATAGAAGCCATTCCATTGTTCTGCTGTCGCAGAACCCATTACAAGATTGATTGCGTCTCTGGCATTGTGTCCAGTTAATTCTCTCTTGTTCAATTTGACAGCAAGGTCTTTGAATACATTCCAAGGACAACCTTGACCTGCTACAACTTCATCTTTAGTTGGAACTTGTTTTACTCCAAATGTGTATAACTTATCCAAACACATCTTTAAACCTTCAAAGAACTCATCTAGTCCTTCTTGCATAGCATCTAACAATATCTTCTCCTTTGCCAGTCTACTGTTGTCTGCTTCTAGTTTTGCAATAACGTCTTGTGGTTGTGTTCTCATTCTATTGGCTCCAAGTCATCTTGTGATTTTTCACTTGGTGTTTTTTGTTCATCAAGCAACATTTCATATTTTAGAATCAAATTAGATAACTGCTGAAACGGATAGTTCCTAGCAACCATATCATTTCTCATCTTCCTTAGATCTTCTAATAATTGTTCTATCATAAAACTTTCAATAATATTATAACTTGTATGATTAATATAGCAATCGGGAGAATTGTTCTAACCAATTCCATAGTATGATTGTATTCATCAAGTTTTCTTTCTAACCAATTTCTTTTGTACTTTTTCATATGTTTATTATAACTCCATTATACAGGTTTTAAAACAGTTTGTTTTGCCATTTCTTGCCAATTGTCTGGAAAAGACTTTGCCAAATCAGCCACCTTCAAAACTGTTCTTAAACTTATTTCTCTTAATTGTCTTTTGTATTCATCTATAAAAGCCACAATACCTTCTTCTGTGTCTTTTGGTAGTGCATAACTTTTTAACATACCATCATTTACAATTTGTTTAATCCTTAGGATCTTTTCTCTAATTGTATCAATAGTAAGGTCAATGTAATGACATCTACTTTCTAATGCTTCTAAATGATCTCTCAACTTCTTACTCTTAACATTATCGAATTTAATGTTTGTAATAAAAATTACTGAACCAGCAAAGTTAAAAGTATCAGGCACACCCTCTCTTCTTAACATATGGGAGTCTGTGTTCCAACATATTCTTCTAGTCTTTTTAGAATCAAGTGCCGCCTTAAGTATGTTCAAACTTAAATCATCTAATAAAATACTATCACAGTCATCAAACACCAAAACATTATCAGCACCTGAAAAATTGTAAAGTTTACAATATAAACCAATTGGCGACATAGCACCTTTAACAACTTCATACTTTGGTGCCGTATTACCAAGTGTAGATACAACTCCATATCTATCTAATACAGTCTCCACTCCATAACTCTTACCAACACCTGGAGGTCCTGATACAATCATCGCTCTCACATCACCTTTTTTACAAGCCTTTGTCATGCTGTCTAAAATTGTGAATCTTTTTCTCATTCTCTCAACTGTCTCAGCATCGCTTTCCTCTTTAGGTTGTTCAGGAGCGGAATCTCTCAATTGATTCTCGCTTACCACGTTTACCTTAATCTTATCTGATGTTGCTCCAGGAAAGTCTTTTGGATCTATCTTAACTGTGATGTATCCACCTTCCTTGTGCGGATGTGGTTGATATGCTTTTAGTAATTGAAACGATTGGTTCTCTATTAATTTGTTTCTGTAAGAACCTTCCAGAACGTATATTGTGTTTTGCATTGTGCCCTTTCTTGCCTTTTAAGTTTGCCTTTTCTTATTCATTATTTTACTTTCTTTGTCCAAAAAAGTCAACCTATTAGTCTGCTCTACTTTCGCTTATACAATCTAAACCAAAAGATTCCAAAGTACTTGCGAATGCATCACAACCAATTTCCTTAATACTCATAGATTGTGTACATCTCCAAGGATGACTTTTTGGCATAATGTCGTAGTAAGATATTCTCCAACCACCTTTGTATGCTATATCACCAATTCCTTGTGTTTTTAAGAAATTAACGAATTTACCTTTTGCAGGTCTCACTTTTACATTTGCGAAACCACAGTACATAGGTTCTTCTTTATCCTTCATATATTCATCAACTGCCTTAACAGCCGCATCTTTGGCAGTGTGCCAAATGTA